CAAAAACTTTAAATTCAAATTACATCTCAATAAATAGTAATTATCCAATTTAGACTTCACAGCAGGATTATCAAAATAATCATACCATGGTGAAAAAGATTGGTCAAAAACATCATTAAGTATCCAATTGTAAGTATGAATTAACACTGGACGTGTTAAAAAATCTCCCAAATTGACACTTGATGACATATCTACTTGCATCTGAGATAGCGTTTGTGGAATTTCGAGTTTGTCAGAGTCAACAGCTTTTCCAAACTGCACATTTTCCTGATTCTCCTCAGATATTGCGGCATCGACATTAGCATTCATCACATCATTAGATTGTAAGGATATGAGCGAATAATTAGGTCTATAATCTTCATTATCTGAAGAATCACAACCCTCATTATAGCCAATAACATCTGCAACATCACAAGAATCTTGACACAAACAGTGACATGTGGGTACTAAACCAAGTACCCGCTGGGTGATCTTACGCAGATCACGCGCGTTGGCTCGTTTACTCGGACGGCCCGCCTTTTTATTGATTTTCTCGATAGGCTTTAAGATATGATGGCTAATCAGGCCACCATAAATGTCGTGTTAAGAGTGTAACACAGAAACACAGTACATTATTTAACGTCCCATACCAAGGACGAGAGGCCCCTAAAGTTGCCTTCCGACAGAAGCTTGTATGAATCGATCTACATGATTGTCCCATGTTAGGAAAGTGGTGTCAGTGATATAATCCATCATACCACTTTCAATCAAGCAATTGCGTAGAATCTTAGACTTTTCCTCAAAAACATCTTTACCCCAGAAGAAATATTCTCCTAGAGCACTCGAAACTATGTCAACAGCTTGTCTTTCCTTACAAACCGACTTGGAAAAAGTCCAAACCATTAAACTCTTCTCAATAGACTCCAGTTCAATGGGGGCAAAACAAAATCCAGTGTCACTATCATAACGGAAGCCACGTTTAAGGAAGGATGCATCACTTATGTGGATATATGGGATACTCATGGCATCTTTATCCGCCATCGTGTAACCAAGACCGTATGTAGCAAAAAGCTCAGAAATTGAGGTATGATTAAACCAGGGAATATTGCGACTCACTCCCATAAGGTTATCATCTCCATAGGTCATTAAGCTGACATTTTCCTTAAATGTAGAACAT